AAAGAAATTGACTTGACAAATGTAGTGCCAGCAGTCTCTAGCACCACAGGTGCTTTTGCCGGCCAATTCAGATGGGGGCCTGTTGATGAAGTAGTAACAGTTTCAGACAGTAAGGGCTTGGTTGACAATTTTAGTTCTCCAGCAGCCACTGACGCTGCAGCTGAGGACTTTTATTCAGCAGAATCCTTCTTAAAATATGGTTCTTCTCTTAGAGTAGTGCGTGTAAATGCCAATGGGCTTTACAGTGCTAACGGAGCGGGACATGCAACAACATTACTTAAAAACTATTCAGCATACGAAACTACCTACGAAAACTTATCCCAAAGTGGAACAGTTGGTCGTTATGTAGCAAGAAATGGTGGAGTTTTAGGTAATTCACTCAAAGTTTCAGTTTGTGCCAGTGGAAACGCGTTCTATAAGGACGCCGTAACTTCAACGAATGCAAATGAGGCTATTGGACAAACAACAATATCTGTAACTGCAAGTAATGTATTTCAAGTTAGAGACATAATCAGATTCGATGGACATTTAACAGACTATAGAGTATTATCACTACCTAGTGCTACTACAATTACAGTCGAAGCATTAGCACAACCAACAAGCACAGGATTAACAGTAGCAGTAGCAAGTGGTGCAAGTATCGATAGATACTGGGAATTTTCTTCATACTTCTCTAAAGCACCAGCAAAATCAGCTGGAGCCTTGAACGCAGGAGCAGGAAATGATGAAATCCATGTTGTAGTTGTTGATGAAGACGGTGTAATCTCAGGAACAACAAACACAGTTCTCGAAACATACGGTTTCGTATCTTGTGCATCAGACGCAAAAGACGGACAAGGTGCATCAAGTTATTACAGAAATGTAATAAGAGATCAATCTGATTGGGTATACCTCGCAGGACACTCAACATCAATATTCACCGCGGCAAACGAAGACATAACACTTGCAGAATCAGTATCAGATACTTTTGCAAGACCTAATCTACCCATCAATGATTCATTGAGTGGTGGTGCAGACGGTAGAACAGGAACAGCACTAGAAAAATACAGTGCATGGACAACACATTTCCAAGATGCAGAAACAGTTGATATTTCCTTCCTAGTTGTCGGTTCAACTAGAACTGATAACGGATCAGGAGTAGATCAAGACCTTCTTGCAGACTGGACAACAATGACCAATCAAGCAATAAATCTCACCGAAGCAAGAAAAGATTGTGTAGCAGTAACTTCACCAAGACGATCTGATGTAGTAAGTGTTACATCCGAGTCAACTCAGTCGTCTAATGTTAAAACAACAGGTGACACTGCAACTTCAAGTTCTTATGCACTAATGGACAGCACATGGGTTTATCAATACGATAGATTCAACGATAGATATGTTTGGATTCCAGCATGTGGACACACAGCAGGTATTATGGCAAGAGCAGACCTTTTAAGAGACCCATGGTTTTCACCAGCAGGATTCTCAAGAGGACAATACTTAGGTATTACTAAACTTGCATTCAATCCTAAACAAGCTTCTAGAGATGACCTCTATAATGCAAGAATTAATCCAGTTGTAACATTTCCCGGCCAAGGAACACTTCTTTACGGTGATAAAACAATGTTATCAACACCATCTGCATTTGACAGAATTAATGTTAGAAGGTTATTCATCGTATTAGAGAAAGCAATAGCAACAGCAGCTAAATCACAACTGTTTGAATTTAATGATTCATTCACAAGGGCACAGTTTAGAGCTGCAGTCGAACCTTTCTTGAGAGATGTTAAGAACAGACGAGGTTTAATAGACTTCTCAGTATTATGTGATGAAACAAACAACACTGATACAGTAATAGATAGAAACGAATTTGTATGTTCAATCTTTGTGAAGCCTGCTAGATCAATTAACTTTATAACACTTAACTTCGTGGCTGCAAGGTCAGGAGTTCAGTTTGAAGAAATCTACTCAGCAGTCGGATACGAAGCTGGGACAACGGAATAACTAGGGGAAACAGATGGCAACTATAGATGAATTTAAAGCACAACTGATAGGTGGTGGCCCAAGAGCCAATAGGTTCAAGATTTTCATACCTAGAGCTGGTGACAAGATTGAGTTCTTAGCAAAAGCAGGTAATATACCTTCTGCAGTCGTTGGACAAGTAGATGTTCAATGGAGAGGAAGTATACTTAAACTAGCTGGAGATAGAACATTTGAAAACTGGACGGTCTCGATCCTTAATGATGTTGAATTTTCAGCACGAACAGCGTTGGAAGCTTGGCAACAAGAGATACAAGAAATGGGTGGTGGATCAGGTTCAACCACAACAGACTACTTAATCTCTCGAGCTTTCGTAGAACAACTTAACAAAGATGATTCTGTCCTTGCAAGATATGAGTTCTTCAACATGTTCCCACTTAATATAGGTGCAATAGAATTGAGTCACGAAACAGTTGACGCATTGGAACAATTTGATGTTGAATTTGCATTCTCGCACTGGGAAAGAGTCATTTAATTAAAAGTGAAATCTATACCTTTCGGGGTATATAAATAATAGTATGGATATTTTTGGGTTTGAAATAACTCGTAAGAAAGACGAGTTAAGAGGAACGAAGGTCAATCAAGCGACCTCTTTTGTTCCACCTGTGGATGATGACGGAACTCCTGTCATCGCACAACAGCCAGGCGGCTTTATAACAGGTGGTGCTTACGGTCAATATATTGACATGGAAGGCGGTATTAAGAATGAGGCAGGTCTCATTAATAGATACCGAGAAACATCCCTGATCCCTGAGTGTGATTCAGCGATTGAGGATATAATAAATGAGTGTATCACTTCTGATTCAGCAGATAGAATAGTGACACTCGATCTCAGAGATGTTAAGCTCTCTGACAGTATCAGGAAAAAGATACAAGACGAGTTTAGTCACATCTTATCTCTAATGAAGTTCAATCAGAACTCTCATGAAATTTTCAGAAAGTGGTATATAGACGGAAGAATTTACTTCCATAAGGTCGTTGATAATAAACGCCCTAAATTAGGTATTGTCGACCTAAGGAATATAGACCCGCTTAAGATTAAGAAGGTCAGAAATATAGAAAAAGACAAAGACGCCAGAACAGGAATGGATGTCGTAAAGAAAGTTGAAGAGTTTTATGTCTTCAACGATAAAGGTTTTGATAAGACTGGAACAGCAAATGAAGGTTCCACTCTTAAAATTGCACCTGAGGCAGTGACATACACTACATCAGGTTTACTTGATTACACGAAGAATGTGGTAATTGGGTATCTGCATAAGTCATTGAAGACTGCAAATCAGTTATCAATGATGGAAGATGCACTTGTAATCTATAGGATTTCAAGAGCTCCCGAAAGGAGAATCTTCTACATTGATGTTGGTAACTTGCCTAAGGCAAAAGCAGAACAATACTTATCAGATGTTATGAACAGGTATAAAAATAAACTTGTTTATAATGCACAGACAGGTGAGATCAAAGATGATCGCAAACACATGTCGATGTTAGAAGATTTTTGGCTACCTCGAAGAGAAGGTGGTCGTGGAACGGAGATAACTACACTGCCAGGCGGGCAAAACCTTGCAGATATAGATGATATAGAATACTTTAAGAAGAAACTATATCAATCTCTTAATGTTCCAATTAGTAGAATGGAGCCCGACAATGGTTTTAACATGGGTCGAGCAAGTGAAATTAGTCGTGATGAACTGAAATTTAATAAGTTCACCAATAGACTACAGAAGAAATTTGCAAGAGTATTTACTGATATTTTAAGAACACAGATAATACTCAAGGAAATAACGACTGCAGATGAGTTTGATAAGGTAAAAGATTTCTTATTATACGATTTTGCAACTGATAACCACTTCACAGAATTGAAAGAAGTGGAAATCATGAAAGAGAGGTTAGATACTCTTTCACAAGCTTCTGAATATGTTGGTAAATACTTCTCACATGAATTTGTAAGAAAGTATATACTAAGACAGACAGAAGATGATATAGAAACTATCGATAAGCAGATGGCCACTGAAAAAGAGGCTGGTGGTGACGATAACAATAATGATGGAGATCAATGGTAATGGCTGAAAAAGACATTAATAGAGAAATAGTAGATACTATTGCAGATGGTCAGTTGAGTGATGCTCAAGACCTTATTAAACAGGGTTTAATGAAGAAAGCTGGTGAAACAGTGGACATGAAAAGGGTTGAGCAACAAGTAAATTGGACTGATAAACAGGACGAAGCAGAAGAAAGTTAAAATGAAAAGCTTTAAGGAAATAACTCAAGAATTAAACGAAGCAAAGTTTAAAGCTCCTAGGGGAACCAAGGAACTAAAGAGAGATTTCGTCAAAGCTGGTGGAAAGAATATTGAAATCGTTTATGTTCAGAACAATAAAAAGAAGGTAGAAGTATATCTTGATGGCACTTCAATGGGTGATCCATATAAAGATATGAAAACTGCCGAGAAAGAAATGAAAGACATTAAAAAGGTTCTAAAACAAATGTCAGAAGATTTTAACATAGAAGAATTTAAGGGGTTTAACAATGAAATTAATATCTGAATATAATGATTACTCAATTTCGCCTGTGATAGTAGAAGCTAACGCAAAAGGTGAAAAAGAATACTTTATTGAAGGAGTATTCATGCAAGCGGAAGTTAAAAACCGTAATGGTCGTGTATATCCTAAAGAAATCATGGCTAATGAAGTCAAAAGATATAACAAAGAATTTGTTGATAAATCAAGAGCATTCGGTGAGTTAGGACATCCCGAAGGCCCGACAATTAATTTAGATAAAGTCTCACACATGATTACATCTTTAACAGAAGATGGTAATAATTATGTTGGTAGAGCAAAGATTTTAAGCACACCAAACGGTCAAATCGTAAGAAATTTAATCGATGACGGTGCTAAATTGGGAGTATCATCTAGGGGTCTAG